TTTATTTTATTTTTTATTTTTTTATTTTTTATTTTTTTAATTTTTTATTTTATTTTTTATTTTTTTAATTTTTTATTTTATTTTTTATTTTTTTAATTTTTTAATTTTTTATTTTATTTTTTATTTTTTTTTAAATTTTGGCCCAACCTTTTTCCAAAAGGTTGTTTCAAAAGGTTGTGTTTAGTTAAATTCAATCTTCTGTTCAATCTCGTTCCACATACCGACCTCATCTTGGTCTTCAGTGGACAGATCGTAGACAGTGCCGTCACCAGCCCGGGCGTATTTTTTGCCATTTTCGGTGAACGTCTTGGCTGGGATTTCCGGGATATCATCATCCTCTTCTTCCTCTTCAACCTCTTCTTCTTCCAACTCTTCTGCATCAGATTCAACTGGTGCGACTTCTTCAACAACAGCTGCTTTCTTTTCAACGACCTTTTTTTCTACGACCTTTTTTTCAACGACCTTTTTTTCAACGACTTTCTTTTCAGCCACTGGTTTCTTTTCCACAACCTTTTTTTCAACGACCTTTTTTTCAGCGACCTTTTTTTCAGCCACTGGTTTCTTTTCAGTCGTGGGTGTTTTTTCAACGACCTTTTTCTCAGCAGCGGGTTTCTTTTTTTCTTTTTTTTCAGCGGCAACAACAGGCTCTTCAGTAGCGACAACTTCAGCTTCAGTAGCGACAACTTCAGTTACAGTAGCGACAACTTCAGCTACAGGCTCAGCAACTTTCTTAACTTTCTTAGTCGCAGCAGCTGGCTTCTTTTCAGCCAACTTGGCTTGTTTTTCCGCTTCTTTTTCAGCCAACTTGGCCTGTTTTTCCGCTTCCTTTTCAGCCAACTTGGCTTGTTTTTCAGCTTCCTTTTCAGCCAACTTGGCTTGTTTTTCAGCTTCCTTTTCAGCCAACTTGGCTTGTTTTTCAGCTTCCTTGTCGGCCAATTTCTTGGCTTTCTCGGCTTCTACATCTACAACGGTTTCGGTTTCGGTAACTTCGGCGACTTTCTTGACTTTCTTGACACGCGGCTTTTTATCCTTGGGCTGTTTTTCTTCGTTATCGGAGTCATCAGATGAAGCCGAAGACGTTTGCAGTTCACTTGTGTTATTCAAGAACGCAACCGCTTCCTTCACATCAAATCCATATTTACCAGCGAGTTTCTCGGTCACCTCTTGCCGGTATTTATTGACAATGGCGAGCAACTGCTCCGTAACTTTAACGTTCATAGCTGAGGCACTCATTTTCACAGTTCGGTTTAAATCGGTTTACTTGTCTTTGTTCGTTTGGAAATACTATTACTATAATTATTTTTCCGGATTTCAATTTTAAAATATTTCTGTATTTTTTTTAAAATTTTTTTAAAAAAAATGTGTTTTTTTTATAGAGGGCTCCATTATACTTTATACACATTCATGTGAGAGACACAAGGGGGAGGGTTTTGGGCGCACAGTTTGTGGTGGCTGGAGGGTTTTGGGCGCACAGTTTGTGGTGCCGGGGCCGGCCCGCCGGAGGCTCCCCTATAAACTTATAAAATAAATTGCAAAGGCTAGAAGCTAGACTATACCTTGACTTAACACTTTTATTCTTTATAATTCAAGATTGGAATTTATTATAAAGAGAGAAACGGGTTTAATACTCTACAATCTTTTCTCTCTATCTATTATTTATCTATTATATAAATACCCTGCTATACTTACGATACAAGCATAATATACCTTAGCCGGAAATGGCTCACAACCTGAGGCAAGGCTTATAAAATAAAAATAGGGTATTTTAATAGCTATCGAAGAAAATTCTGAAAAAAAAGACGTTTTTGGGTCTGGCGGACTTTTTTCAAAAAAGGACATTTTTAAAATGTCCAAAAACCAAAAGGGCCTTTTAAAATGACAACGTTTTTTTTTGAAAAAGTGATTTTCCTTGGAGATGCTCTGAAAAATAGCGAAGAGAGAAAATATTTGTGATGATAATATTTTCTTAACTATTTGCGGAAAAGGTTTAGGAATGTTGTCTATTGCTAATGTAAAGCAACTAAAATGTCCTCCCCAAGCAACACAAATTCCTATATTTATAGATGCGAAAAATGTAAGACTGAAACCAATAGCAAAAAAGATTTCAATAAACACTTATTAACACGTAAGCACACTAAATTGGGACATCCGCAACCGGTCAACGTAGGCAATTCAAACATAAATATCCCACTCATTGTATGTAGCAAATGTAATAAAATATATGAAAGCCGTTCGGGCTTGTGGAGACATCAGAAAACTTGTGGCGTAATTGAAAAGAAAGCTGATAACGTCATTTTATGTGACTCCGTAAACATAGAAGACCCTGAAGCGATAAAATTACATATTTTAGAAACGTCTTCCTCTAATGAAAACAAGATACTTAATCTTGTTTTAGAATTAATGAAAAGCAATAACGAAATGCAAAAACAAATACTTGACGTGTGTAAAAATACAAATAATATGAATAACAATAATATAAATAATAATAATAATAACAACAATAAAACCTTCAACCTCCAATTCTTCTTGAATGAACAATGCAAGGATGCCATGAATATCACAGACTTTGCCAATTCCTTTGATTTACAACTCTCCGATTTAGAAAGTGTCGGCGAACTCGGTTACGTGGAAGGGATCACCAAGATCATGGTAGATAAACTCAACAGTATGGATATTTATAAAAGGCCCATCCATTGTAGCGATGCCAAGAGAGAAATCATTTATGTCAAGGACGAAAATGTATGGGCCAAGGAAGAAAAAGACAATCCCAAGCTTCGCCAGGCTATTAAAAATGTTTCTTTTAAAAATATGAAGCTGGTTTATAATTGGAGTAATGCTTATCCCGAAAGCAAAGATAATCAAACAAAGTTAAACGACAAATACATGAAACTCGTCATTGAATCCACCGGAGGCAAAGGACCTATCCTAGAAAGTGAGAATAAAATCATGCGCAAGATCGCCAAGGAAATCATTATTGACAAGAGTGTGAATTAATATAATATAAATATAATATAAATATAAGATTATATATAAGATTATAATATGCCTAAGATTGATATTGACTATTCAAACACAATCATATATAAAATAACGTGCAAAGATACTGCTATTACTGACGTTTATGTGGGACATACTACGAATTTTGTTCAGCGGAAGCATGGACATAAACGTAATTGTATTAATCCAACATCGGTTAATTATAAATTGAAATTGTACAAAGTCATTAGAGAGAATGGGGGTTGGGATAATTGGAAAATGGAAATTATTACATTTTTTGAATGTAAAGATCACTATCACGCTAGAAAAAAAGAACAAGAATATTTTATTTCCTTAAATGCGACTTTGAATAGTATTGAACCTTTACCAAAACCAAAAGTTATTGTACCTCTTGTTAAGATAGAAGCATCAGCAGTAAAAACAAAAACATACAATAGTTCTCTCAAATTTAAATGCGATCTTTGTAAAACTGAAACCGATAACAAAAAAGATTTCAATAAACACTTATTAACCAAAAAACATCTGAAAAAGGAAAACCCTGCACAATATGAGGATACATCAAAAGAACAACCACCGATTCTCACATGTAGTAAGTGTACCAAATCGTATGAGACTCGTTCCGGCTTGTGGAAACATCAGAAAAATGGGTGTGTAATTAAGAATGAATCTAATGCTGTTATTATACCTGAACCACAACATACCTCTTCTAATGAAAACACTCTACTCACTAATCTTGTATTAGAAGTAGTCAAAAGCAATAATGAACTACAAAAACAACATTCTGAATTACAAAAACAACATACTGATCTACAAAAACAAGTCATTGATTTACTTTGTAAAAACAATAATTCAACTGTATTATAAAATATTAAGAGAGAACCCTCATTTAATATTTTAAATATAATTATTTATTTTTATTTATTTGTTTATTTATTTGTTTATCTGGTGCCTCCGCCCTGGTGCTCCGCCCGCCGGGTTTCGGGGTGGACTGGGACTGGGTTGGTGGGCAGGGTTTCGGGGTGGACTGGCCCGGCAGGCGGAGCACCAGGGCGGATGCTACTGTTAATCCACTTTCTTTCTGTGCTTTTATTTATTGTTATTTCTCTCTTTATTTTCATTATAAAGAGAGAAATATACGGTTTTAATTACATTATTATATTCGGAAATGGGTTAGACATTATTTATTTCATAAATATATAAAATGGAAGCGCAAATCTTGCAAAAACGTGCAAAACAATACGCTTGTGAACTGTGTAACTTCACAAGCGGTAACAAAAATAACTATACATTGCATTTGTCTACAAAAAAACATTTAGATAACAAAAACGGTGACTCAATACAACAACTATCCACATATAATTGCACACAATGTCAAAAACAATATAACTCCCGTAATGGTCTTTGGAAACATGCAAAAAAATGTGTTATTCCTATACACGATACTTCTATTCCTGAACCCCAACATACCTCTTCTAATGAAATCACTCTACTCACTAATCTTGTATTAGAAGTAGTTAAAAGTAATAATGAACTACAAAAACAACATACTGATCTACAAAAACAAGTCATTGATTTGCTTTGTAAGAACAATAATTCAACTGTATTATAAAATATTAAGAGTGAAACCTCATTTAATATTTTATTTATAATTATACTTATTTATCTGCTGCATCCGCCCGCCGGGGTTCGGGGTGGACGGACGTACACTACAATCAACCCTCTTTCTTTCTGTTCTTTCTCTCTTTACTTTTATTATCAAGAGAGAAAAACACTATAATCTAATATATACCTTAGCCGGAAATGGCTCACAACCTGACGCAAGGCTTATAAAATAAAAATAGGGTATTTTAATATCTATCGAAGAAAATTCTGAAAAAAAAGACGTTTTTGGGTCTGGCGGACTTTTTTCAAAAAAGGACATTTTTAAAATGTCCAAAAACCAAAAGGGCCTTTTAAAACTGCAAACTTTTTTTTTGAAAAAGTGATTTTCCTTGGAGATGCTCTGAAAAATCATGAAGAGCAAAAATATTTGTGATGATACACAAAATCTTATAAATTTATTTTATAATATTACATACGGTTTAGGAAATTGCTTTTGGATATTGTGGATATTTTGGATATTTAAATTACTATAAGATAATATTATTATTATAATATTATAATATTATTATATAGTATTATACGATGCCTAAGACTGACATAGACTACTCAAATACAATCATTTATAAAATAACTTGCAAAGATGTTCTGAACACAGACGTATATGTAGGACATACTACGAATTTTGTACAACGAAAACACGCACATAAACAAAGTTGTATCAACCCCAATTCTGTTAATTATAAATTAAATTTATATGAAGTCATAAGAGCGAATGGTGGATGGAATAATTGGAAAATGGAAATTATTAATTTTTTTGATTGTAAAGACCATTATGAAGCAAGATTAAAAGAACAAGAGTATTTTATTTCCTTAAATGCGACTTTGAATTGCATTGAACCGTTTACAAAACCAAAAGAAAAATTGCAAGTAAAAGAAAAAACAATTAAAGAAACTTTTAACTGTGATACTTGTAATAAAACCTATAATAGTAGTAAACTATTAGAAGACCACAGTAAAACAAATAAACATTTGAAAAGAATAGACTGTCCAATACTATCTCAGGAAATTTTCACTCATATTTTCAAATGCGAACAATGTCGTATTGAATGTTCCACAAAAAATGATTGGGATAGACATTTGTTGACTAGAAAACATAAAAAAAATATTACTGGACTTCTGGACATTGACATTCCGCATCAAATATTCACATGTAAATGCGGTAAGAATTTTGCAAATAATTCTGGTTTATGGAAACATTCAAAAAAATGTAATAATAATAATAATAATAATAATAATAATAATATTAATATTGAAATTAAAGAAATGACAGAACAAAAAAATTTTGATAAAGATATTGATTTAAAACAACTTGTATTAGAAATTTTTAAAAACAATAATGAAATGCAAAAACAACACATTGAATTACAAAAACAAATACTTGACGTCTGTAAAAATACGAGTAATATGAATAACAATAATATGAATATTAATAACAATAACAATAATAAAACCTTCAACCTCCAATTCTTCTTGAATGAACAATGCAAGGATGCTATGAATATCTCAGACTTTGCCAATTCCTTTGACCTCCAACTCTCCGATTTAGAAAGTGTCGGCGAACTCGGTTACGTGGAAGGGATCACCAAGATCATGGTAGATAAACTCAACAGTATGGATATTTATAAAAGACCCATCCACTGTAGCGATGCCAAGAGAGAAATCATTTACGTCAAGGATGCCGATGTCTGGACCAAGGAAGAAAAAGACAATCCCAAGCTCCGCCAGGCCATTAAAAATGTCTCTTTTAAAAACATGAAGTTGGTTTATAATTGGAGCAATGCTTATCCCGAAAGCAAAGATAATCAAACAAAGTTAAACGACAAATACATGACACTCGTCATTGAATCCACCGGCGGCAAAGGACCTATCCTAGAAAGTGAAAATAAAATCATGCGCAAGATTGCCAAGGAAATCATTATTGATAAGAGTGTGAATTAAGATTATATAACTGTATAATAATATATTAAGAGAGAAATGATATTTAATATAATTATTTATATTTATAATTATTTATCTGCTGCATCCGCCCTGGTGCTCCGCCCGCTGGGTTTCGGGGTGGACTGGGACTGGGTGGGTGGGCCGGGGGTTCGGGGTTCGGGGTGGACTGGCCCGGCCGGCGGAGCACCAGGGCGGACGCTACTGTCAATCCACTTTCTTTCTGCGCTTTTATTTACAGTTATTTCTCTCTTTATTTTCATTATAAAGAGAGAAAAGGCTTTTAATATTTTATTATAATTATTATTATTTTATTGTTATAATTATTATTATTTATTATTTTATTGTTATAATTATTTATTATTTTATTTATTATTTTATTATAATTATTATTATTTTATTATTATAATTTATTATTATTTTATTTATTTTATTATTTTATTTATAATTATTATTATTTATTATTTTATTTATAATTATTATTATTTATTATTTTATTATAATAATTATTATTTATTATTTTATTATTTATTATTATTTATTATTTTATTTATATTTTTATTTATTATTATT